ACTGTAGAGCAATGTAAAAATAAAGCCAAGGACATAGGAAAATTGAATAACTCAATAACAAAAGGTCAAGGAAATTTAGCAGGTATTGTAGGAGAATATATAGTACATAAGCATTTAAAAAACTCTGAATGGAAAAATACATATAACTATGATTTAATTTATAATGATAATAAAATTGATGTTAAAACAAAACGCTGTAACTCTAAACCAAAAGAAAATTATGATTGTTCAGTAGCTAAAACAAGTCTTCATCAAAACTGTGATGAATATATATTTGTACGAATACTAAATGATTTTAGTTTGGCTTGGATTGTAGGTAAAAAAAATAAAAAAGAATATTTTAAATTGGCAAGAAAAATGGTAAAAGGACAAATAGACCCTTCAAATAATTTTATTGTAAGGGCTGATTGTTATAATTTACAAATAAATGGATTGGATAAGATATGATAGCAGTAGCAGAGAGGAATGAAAAGAATGCCGAAAGGATTTAAAGACTTTGACATTGACTTGAAGTATGGTACAATTAAGGAACAAAAGGTAAGGGATATGTTTCAGAATTGTACCATAGAGGTTAAGTCAGAGAGAAATTGGTGGAAGAAGACCGGAAACATAGCCATAGAGTATGAGTATAGGGGTAAACCTAGTGGTATTTATGCAACAAAATCTGACTATTGGTTTCATAGATTGGAAGAAGACAAGGAAGAGTTTTGTACACTTGTATTTAAAACATCAACACTAAAGAAAATTGTGGATAAGTATAAAGATAAGTTGACAAAGAATGTAGGGGATGATAAGGCAAGTAAATGTGTTCTTATTCCTATAAAAGAAATGTTTAACAAGGAGTTTTATAATGTGGTTTAAGGTTACGATTGTAATATTATTAATATTAATTCTTTTATCTACTTGTGGAACATAATTCTGACACATTTATATGATATAATATATATATATAACAAAGAATAAATAATTATAAAGAGTTATTAATAGTTATTATTGTTATTATTATAATTATAATAATAATTATTAATAATATTAATATATAGGGTTTCGGACATATGTTTTTGCAAGACATATGTTTCTACTGGCTGAACAACAGTCGCAAAGTTGTAAGGCACAGTCCTTAATGAGTATGTCCAAATGGATGAGGGGTTAGGGGATGGTACTGAGTAGCAACAAACATATAGAATGTGATTTGCTGTGGAAGGTTGAAGGTGCGGTCACACTAGTCCTTCGTAGAATACCGGAAATAAAGGCAGGGGGTAGTGCCAAGGGATTGTGTTTGATGTTAAATTGAAAACCAGAAGTTATTCTGAATTTAATAAAACTATTACACAAAGTAATCAAGAGTTCCCAAACTACCCTAACATAAATAAGAAAGGGGATTAATTATGTATGTTGATAAGTATTCTGTTCAAGAAATTGGTACGAAATTTTCCAATAAGGGCAGGGAAAAACACAATCAAATACTGACTGAATTAAAATCAGAGGATGGTATTCAGTTAAGAAAACTGTTAAGAATGGTAGAAGATTTTGAAGATAACTTAATTCACTATGGAAATTGTGAAGTTATTGTAAGGTTTACAAAAGATAATTCTTGACTTTTGTTGTCAAGTGTGATATAATATAACTATAATTAAAAGGAGAAAATTATGCCAACAGTAGAAGGAAAAGCTTATTGGGCGAGTATTACTAGACCCAACACAACCTTTGACCCAGTCTATCAAATTGATGTGGCAGTTGATGATATAACTGCTAAAGATTTTGCTAGTCGAGGAGTGACAGTAAAGGAAGACGAAAGAGGTAAGGTTTTAAAGTTCAAAAGAAAAGTCGCAAGACAAGACGGAACAGCAAATCCTATGCCAAGACTTGTTGACGCAAAGAAAAATCCTATTGATGTATTAGTAGGTAATGGTTCGCAAGTTAAAGTTCTTTACAAAGAGTTCGAATGGACTTTTGCCGGTAAGAGTGGCAGGAGTTTAGACCTACAAGCAGTACAAGTCATTGACCTAATTCCATATGGAGAGGACTTTGACATAGCAGAGGGTTATGTTGCCGAGAATGGCAAAGGTACAGACGAATTTTAAAACTGTATGAAAGGGCGATACAACATGGAAGACAAATCAAATTTTGTAGAATACCATGTTCCTTGTGATAGTTGTGGAAGTAGTGACGCAAGAAGTATAAATGATGATGGCAGTAGCTATTGTTTTGCTTGTGAAAACTACTTTCCACCGGATAGTGAGGACATAATAATTAATAAAAAAAGAGAGGGCGAACCAATGCAGGTAGCACAACAACAACAGAATGTTTCAGACTTTGGTTATCACACCGGAGTATCTTCTGCCATATCAGACAGAGGAATTAATGAAGATGCTTGTAAAACTTTTGGTGTCAAGATTATTCGTGACAGCAATGGAGTAATACAAAAACATATCTATCCCTACTATGATGAGAGGGGTACAATGATAGGTACAAAAACAAGGTATGTATCAACCAAACAATTTTCCATTGTCGGTTCAACAACTAATGCAGGATTATTCGGTCAACAATTATTCAATGGTGGCAAATATGTAACGATAACAGAGGGAGAGGTAGACGCATTAAGCGTGTATCAAATGCTTGGAAATAAATATCCGGTTGTCAGCATTAAGAATGGTGTTGCATCATCTATAAAAGATATTAAGAAAAGTTATACTTGGCTTGATAAGTTTGATAACATTGTAATTAATTTTGATAATGATGATATCGGAAGAGAAGCAAGTAAAAAGGTAGCGGAATTATTTAGTCCGGCAAAGGCAAAGATAGTTAAACTTCCGGAAGAATACAAAGACGCAAACGATATGCTTCGTGATAAGAAGTATGAGAAGTATATGAAATGTTGGTGGAACGCACCGGTTCATGCTCCGGATGGAATTATAAAAGGTTCGTCACTACTTGATGAGGTGTTAGAACCGGTAGTTAAATCAACAACTGACTATGGTTGGAAAGGTTTGGATGAATTAACATATGGTATTCGTAGTGGGGAATTAGTAACCTTTACTGCCGGTACTGGATTAGGAAAGACATCTGTTATAAAAGAATTAGTCTATCATATCTTTAAAACAACTGATAAAAATATAGGCATGATTATGCTAGAGGAAAGTCCGAAGATAACAGCACTTGACATTATGGGTGTTGAAGCGAACCTTCCTTTAAGAAGACCGGACATTGTTTTAAGTAAGGAAGACAAGATAGAATACTTTAACAAGACCATTGGTTCTGATAGGTTTTATTTCTATAATCATTTTGGTTCTAACTCCGTTGATAATATTATATCAAGGGTTAGGTACATGGCAAAGGCATTGGATTGTAAGTTCATTATGCTTGACCATATCAGTATGGTTGTATCATCACAAGAATATGGGGATGAACGAAAAGGACTTGATGAAATCATGACAAAGCTTCGTACACTTGTACAAGAAACAGATATGGCTTTGATGATTGTCTCTCATCTAAAGAGACCGGATGGAAAAGGACATGAAGAGGGGGCAGTCACATCCCTATCACAATTAAGGGGTAGTGGTTCTATTGCTCAACTGTCCGATATGGTCATAGGATTAGAGAGAGACGCACAGAATGATGATGAAGTTATTCGCAATACAACATCATTAAGGGTGTTAAAGAATAGATTTGTGGGTATGACCGGACCTGCTACTTATTTATTTTATGATAAGGACACCGGTAGACTACACGAAACAGAAAAACCTTCAGACAATGAGAATGCAGACGATAAATTTTAATAGGGTAAAACAACAATGGCAAAATTATTTCTCGACATTGAGACCACTTTATTTAATGGTACATTACCTAATAAGATTTGGTGCTTGGTTACTATTTGTGACAAGGGCAATATTGTACATTATACTTCGGATGATATCCATAAATTTCAGAATGTTGCGGTTAATTATTCGGAATTTATTGGACACAACATCATAGGTTTTGATGCACCGGTTATTAAGAATGTACTTGGAGTTGACTTATTTAAGATTGGAAAGGTTACTGATACAATAATCTTATCGAGATTATTTAATCCGGTAAGGGAAGGGGGTCATAGTTTAAAAGCGTTTGGTTTAAAGTTTGGGTATAAAAAATTTGACTTTAATGACTTTACAAAGTTCAGTCAAGAAATGTTAAAGTATTGCATTCGTGATGTCAAGTTATTAATACAAGTTTATACCTTACTCAACAGACAAGGAGTTAATTTTTCAAAAGAGTCTATTGAATTGGAACATGATGTTGCAAAAATAATTACACAACAAGTTTCAAATGGATTCTTACTTGACCAAGAAAAAGCACACTTACTTTTAGCAAGACTTCAACAGAGAGTAGATGAAGTACAAACAAGAGTAAGGGAAACATTTATTCCTTTAAAGATTGAGACAACATTTACACCAAAGGTAAACAACAAGGCGAGAGGGTATGTAAAAGGAATACCTTTTACTAAAGTTAAATATCAAGAATTTAATCTTGGTTCAAGACAACAGATAGGAGAGAGATTAATTAATCTTGGATGGAAACCAAAGAAGTGTACTGATAAAGGTCATGTCATTGTAGATGAAAAAGTTCTGTCAGAGATTAAGGACATACCGGAAGCCGAATTAATTAAAGAGTTTCTTTTACTGCAAAAAAGAGTGGCTATGATAGAGTCATGGATTAAAGCGGTAAGGGAAGATGGGAGAGTGCATGGTAAAGTTATTACAAATGGTGCTATAACTTCCAGAATGAGTCATTCTTCGCCCAATATGGCTCAAGTTCCTGCTGTGTACTCTCCTTATGGAAAAGATTGCAGGGAATTATGGGTAGTTCCTAGTGGCTACAAATTAGTGGGAGTAGATGCTAGTGGACTTGAGTTAAGAATATTATCCCACTATATGAATGATAAGGAGTATATTAATGAAGTCATTAATGGAGATATACACAGTACAAATCAAACTCTTGCAGGGTTGGAAACAAGAGATATCGCAAAGACATTTATCTATGCGTTCATTTATGGAGCAGGTAACAAAAAGCTCGGAACTATCTGCGGAAGGTCTGAAAGTTATGGAAGAGAGATTAAAAATAGATTTCTCAAACGCCTTCCAAGTCTTGCAAAACTTAGAACAAGAGTGGACAAAGCTGTTAAAAAGGGTTGGCTCAAAGGACTCGACCAAAGAAAGCTCATCATCCGGCAAAAGCACTCCGCATTAAACACTTTGATTCAAGGTGGGGGTGCGATAGCCATGAAGAAAGCACTTGTTATTTTATCTGATTATATTTCACAATATAAAATAGATGCTATACCGGTGGTGAATGTGCATGATGAATTTCAATATCAAGTCAAGGAAGAACAAGCTGATAGGTTTGGTACACTAGCAGTTAAATCAATCGTGGATGCCGGAGAACAATTAGGTCTTCGCTGTTCACTTAATGGGGAGTATAAAATTGGAAACAACTGGAAAGAAACGCATTAGTAAAAGTTTAGATACTTTAGTTCCGGATATAAATAAGTTGCTTGTCAATCTTACTTATAAAAAGAAAATACCGGTAACAGAAGAACAGATATCTAGGTTTTTAAATAATATAAAAGAAGTTATACAAGACTTTACAAGTCCAATGAAGGCAGACAAAGGTGTTTTAAGAATGTCTATACTTGGAAGACCGGCAAGACAATTATGGTATGATAGAAACAGACCATTTAAAAAATCTGTACCAGACCCTGCCTTGCAATTAAAATTTTTAAACGGACATATCATGGAACATTTAATTTTATTTCTTGCGGAATTAGCAGGACATAAGGTGACTGACCAACAAAAGAAAGTAACTGTTGATGGTATTGTAGGTCACATGGACAGTAAAATTGATGGAGAAGTTGTTGATGTTAAGACTGCTTCCTCTCATGGCTTTAGAAAATTTAAGGATGGTACACTCTATGAGGATGACCCATTTGGTTATGTGGCACAGCTATCCGGCTATGAAGAAAATGAACCAACAAACAAGGGTGGATTTCTTGCTCTTAATAAAGCAACCGGAGAGTTAGCTTTGTTCAGACCGGATGATTTAATGAAACCCAATGTCTCTGTTCTTATAAAAGATGTGAAAGAAAAACTGGCAAAGGATACACCACCGGATAAATGTTATGAACCGATACCTCATGAGAAAGGTGGTAACATGAAATTGCCTATGGGTTGTTTCTTTTGTAATCACAAGGTTGAATGTCATGCTGA